ATGCCACTAATTAAGCCAAAGAAATACGAGAAGCAGAAAGATTTTGTAGTGCGTTGCGTAGGTAATGCTAAAATGGTTTCTGAATATAAAGACATAGACCAGAGAATGGGAGTTTGCTACACCATCTGGAAAGAGAACTTTAATCCAAAAAAATAGTAAAAATATTTGTAGATATAAAAAATAGTTTTATATTTGCGTAAATGTTTCCTAAAAACATCTTTTTCTATATGATTTGAGGCTGCTTCGGTAGCCTCTTTTTTTTGTTTATATTTTGTTAATTACTAAATAGTTTGTATATTTGCTTAAAATAATAAGTAAATGGACAAGTTATTAAGATTTATATTATCCCCCTTAAACTTACTGAAGTTAGTATTTGTAATCGTTCTTGTATTCATATTCTGGATGCTTGAAAGTGTATTGCAGATAATTCACTACATGCTTAACACACCTTTGTCTTGGTTATTGAATAAAATAGAAAAGTTAATTAAGTTACTAATAAAACAAATAAAATGAGTAAATCAAATGAGTTATTTCAGAAGATGCGAGAGCGAGGTTCTCTTGCGCCTGAACAAATAGATAGTATGGAGAAGCAATATGAAGAAGAGATGCGTTATGCTGAATGGCGCTATTCTGAAGAAGCTAAACAAAAGAGAGAAGAGATTAAGTATGCGTTAAACAAAGTGTTTGAGCAATTTCACCCCATGCAATTTATAGCGCCAGAACTAGCAAAAAGAAGAATAGATGAGTAATCAGATAGTTACACTAGACGGAAAGTTTTGGGATAAAGATTCTATCCTAAAGCAAATGGACAACGATGAGTTCTACTATGAATACTTGGGTAAGAACGCCTTGAGTAGTAGTAGTGTGAAGTTACTTAACAAATCACCTAAAGCATACGCAAAGTCTTTAAGATTTGCTAACAAGCGAACAAGCGCCATGACTGCTGGGTGGCTTTTACACTTGGCTGTCTTTGAGCCTGAAAAGTTTGGACACCTTAATTGGGTGGATGCCAGCACAAGAAACACCAAGATATATAAGGAGGCGTTTGCTGACAATCCAATGACGTTCTTGCGCAAAGAGTATGAAGATACTATGAGACTCGCTGATGCTTTGTACAACAACAATGATGCTGCTCAACTAATTGAAGGATTAGAATATGAGAAGCCAGCTATCGGAAACATTATGTCTATACCTTTTAGGGGTAAAGCTGATGCGCTGAATGTAGGTGAGACTATTGTTGACCTTAAAACAACAACAGGTCTTGCAGAAGGTAGCTTTCCTTATAACTGTAAGAAGTATGGTTATGCAAGTCAAGTATATATTTATTGCAATTTGTTTGGGATAGAATATAAAGATTTTGTATTTTTATGTATAGATAAGGAAACTAAAGACATTGGCGTTTACAATGTAAGTGAAGATTTCTATTATGAAGGAGAGCGATTAGTTGATAATGCGGTTGGTGTATTTAAGACTTGGTTTTCTGACAACCCAAAGAATATAGACCAATACACTATAAAAGGAATACTTTGAGAAAAAAGAAACTAACACAGCAAGAGAGAATTAAATCACTTGAGAAGGCGGTAACAACGTTATACGCCATGATTCAAGCGGTAATTCAAAAGTTGCCAGACGATAAAAAAGATGACGTATCACCAAGCTAAAGAAGAGTGCCGAGAGGATGTTTTACTCTCATTGAGAGATGGAATGCTGCTTCTTGAAGAAGTTAAGTTCTTAATAGAATACTTTAAAGATACAGAGCAGTATGAATGCATACAAGGTGCAATGGAAGCGTATGAACAATATAAACAAGAATTAGATGGAATTGTCACTAGATTACCTTAAGAAATTAGTAGAGGAAAAGACTGGCGTTAAGCTGGGCGCAAAGACAAGAAAAAGAGAAGTTGTATTTGCTAGAAGAATGTACTACAAGTTAATGAAAGAGTTTTACAGAAAGATGTCTCTTGACTCAATAGGAAAGACATTGCCTTTAAAACAGAATCATGCTACTGTATTGCATCAGATAAATCAATTTGAAATAGACTACGCCCAAGACAAGTTGTTTAGGAATAAGTATAATTCAATACGAAATGAATTTTACGGTCTTGCAGGAGAGCCAGAGATTGATTTAGAAGAAGAGAACATGAGACTTAAAATAGAGGTTTCTGATTTGAAGAAGGAGATTAAGAAGTTAAATAATGATTTAAAGGAAGCTATATCCAATAACATACAACCGAGAAATCAACAGACAAAGGTTTATTACGCCTCTGAAGGGATAAGCGCTTCAATATACTAACAAGACATGAAAATAAAAAAGAATACATTTATAAGGGCATACGCCTACTTTAAAGACCAATTAGCATTGGCAAAAGAAAAAGAAGATAACGAAGATGTGGTTAAGTATTACAATCGCCAGATTGGTACATTGATGACTAGGTATTACTCACAGTAAATCAGATAGTTAAACACTTTGGTATGAACTTTATTATTTAAACATGCCAAGACCAAAAAAGAGAAGCCTAATATCAGACGAAAAGAAAGCTGAATTAGGAATACCAATCAAGCCAAAACCAGAGCCGAAAGAGAAGAAGCCACACGTTCCATATTCAGATGGGCGTAGAAACAACGGTGCAATAAAAGGAGTGTCCAGAGGGCAGGGAAGGAAACCTAAAGCCAAAGAAGCGGATATAAAGAACTTTGCACTAGGTTCAATGAAACGTGCCTTTGGAAGCGAGAAGAAGGCGTGGGAAGCACTTGCAGAGATGAGTAAGGAATCCTTTGCACACTTGCGCCTACTATGGGAGTACAAGTATGGGAAACCAAAAGAGCAGAAGGATATTAATGTAAAGCAGGAGGTAAACATTCCTGTAATATCTTTCTTACAACCAGAGGAAACTATTGACATCGAAGCAACAGAGATAAAGGATGAAGAAGGTAAATCTTAATCCTAAATACAACCCTCTGTTTAGAGACCCTAGTAGATACTTTGTAATTACAGGTGGTAGGGGAAGTGGTAAGTCGTTTGGCGTAAATACATTCTTGGTGCTTCTAACATACGAAAGAGGGCATCGTATACTGTTTACACGATATACAATGACTTCGGCATCTATGTCTATTATACCAGAGTTCTTGGAGAAACTTGAACTTATGGGTATTGCAGATAATTTTACTATAACAAAGAACGAGATTATAAATAACCTAACAGGAAGCAGCATTCTGTTTAGTGGTATTAAGACTGCGAGTGGAGACCAAACAGCCAAACTCAAGTCTATTCAAGGTGTTACGACATTTGTCTTGGATGAAGCAGAGGAACTTACAGACGAGGAATCGTTTGAGAAGATAGACTACTCTGTTCGTGCTACTGGAAAGCAGAATCGCTGTATCCTCATTCTAAACCCCACAACTAAACAGCATTGGATATACGAGAGGTTTTTTGAGAATAGAGGCATTACAGACGGTTATAATGGCGTTAAAGAGAACGTCAGCTACATTCATACAACCTACCTTGATAACAAGCAACACTTATCACCATCCTTTGTAGAGCAAGTGGAGGTAATGCGCCAAAGGAGACCAGAGAAGTACAAGCACCAGATATTAGGTGGATGGCTTGAGAAAGCAGAAGGAGTTGTGTTTACTCATTGGGAGATTGGCGATTTCAATAACGAGTATGATACGATATTTGGACTTGATTTCGGATTTTCGGTAGATGCTTCAGTATTAACTGAAATTGCGGTAGATAAGATTAGAAAGACTATCTGGATAAAAGAACACTTCTACAAGGCTGGCTTGTCTACATCTAATATATTTGAGATGTGTAGAAGGTATGCAGGGAATAATCTGATTGTATGCGACAATAGTGAGCCACGTCTTATATCAGAACTCAAGACTAAAGGACTTAAAAACATTACGCCTACCATTAAAAAGAAAGGTAGCATCCTATCAGGCATCGCTCTTATGCAAGACTACAATATAATAATAGATAAGGACTCTGTGAATTTAATACGGGAGTTTAACAATTATGCTTGGAAGCTGAAGGGTAGCATACCAAGAGATTCTTGGAATCATGGCATTGACGCAAGTCGCTATGCAATTCAATACGCCCTTGAAAGAACTGTGCCGAAGGGTATGTATATACTGCGTTAAAACACGCCATTTGAGCCTTACTGTTTGGGGTTTCAGCGCACTTCTCGCAAAAGATGACCCCAAGTACCACTAGAAATTTAAACGCTCTATTTCGCACTTTTTTCTATTTCCTTTTGTAAGTTAGCCAGCGCCCTCCAAGCTACTTTAGCGGAGTGTCTAATGCCGTCGGTATCAATCGTACCTGCTTCAAGTAAATGCCGAGATAGCGCATCTAATTCGTCTCCTGACTTGCTTCTATCCCACGCCAGAGGTTTATCTGGATTGTGTTGTTGCTGACCAGCGTAAGAACACTTTGCAACTTCTCTTATCGCATCGGGAAAGTAATTCAATACCCCTGTAAAGATTGGAGTTTGTTTCCTTGTGAATTTAATAGGGTCCTCTGTGAATTTAATACCCTCCTGTGGCAATTCAATACCCCTGTTTACCTTAAATACACAGGCTTGATTTTCTTCTTGTTTATTGGGTATAGCTTCAATATCCCCTTCTTTATTCCATTTATACATATATTTGCCTTTAAATATCATGA